AACATGGCCGCCGCCTTTAAGTAAATGTCACTTGCTTTTGTCCAGTCCTTTTCTATATCCGCTAAAGACGTGTAGGTCTTAGCAGGTTTTACTCCCGCCGTTGATACCAACAAGATATCTAAGGCGTCAGCAGCACTGGTCCTGTCTTCCAGGCTCACAACCACTACTACATCTTTACTCATTGTCTTCTCCTCTCTTTGTTGTTGCAGCTTTAACACCTGCAATTGTCATTTCATCAGTTCTTACATACCTTAAAAACACATCAAAGCCATACCGCCTCGCTTCCTCGTCTACCTGCAAGAAGGATCGTTCCTGCACATTAGCTACGTCAACTACGGTAAGGCCCTTTCCGGATATATACTCATACCCTGTATGTAAAAACCAGCCCTGAGCCTTTTCTGCAAGGTCCAGGGCCTCATCTTCTCCCAAAACAAAACCATCCTTTGTTTGACGATCCGAACTGCATATAGTAAATGAAAAGGTGCATGTCGGTTGCTCGTACCTTGTTACCTTTACAGTGCCGTCTTCGTTTGTTATGGATTGCATATCTCCAGTACCACCCTCTGGTATGTAGGGCGCTGTAACGGAATAGAGGATAAAGGGAAGCGCCATTTCCGGATTAAGCTGATTGCTTAAAACCACGTACAGGCCCATATATTCATGTAGCCCTGATACAATTAAGTTCCTTACTTCTTTAAACTTCATCGTTTGGCAGCTTCCCCTTTCCGTTCTACAAGATAGCGTTTCATGGGGTGTATTGTGTTGTGTCCCAATTCCTGGGTAACCGTGTACACATCTCCCCCAGTGTCTTCCACTCTTGCACCAATCCGAAGGAGGTGCCCGTTAGTATATATTTTTTCTGAACACTGTGCAAAAGTACCCCCTGTGTCCCGGATCAGATCCTTATCATTTACAGGTAGAACTACGCCCTTAAACGTTATCCTTTTATTTTCTCCCGGTACCCACTGCCCGCCGCTCTCCTGACTGAATCCTGATCCGGATTGTATCTCATACATATCATGGAGCAGGCCTCCGGGAATCATTGGTTGAGCATATGTAAAGCTACCCATATTAACTACCTCCTTCAATTCGATATGTGATAGAGTTTCTAAGCCGCCCAGTTTCCACTAGTGGGTTACCGGGCCAGTTTGACGTAGACTTCGTTATTCGGCCTTTTCCTTTGAAATTGAAGGGCGTATTCATGTAGGTCTGTATGATTCCTACAATACCCATACCAATATGATTTGCCGCCTTTTCTGCGTCCCAGGTATTAAATATGATGCCCTTAAGGGCTTGGACCGTGATGTCTTCTATTGGCTTGCGGTTGTTATCATACCCTGCCCGGATAAAACTCCTTTCAGGTATCGTAACGGACTCCAGCAGAATAAAAAGAAACTCAATATCTCCTAATTTCTTTTTGATTGGTTTTTTGCCTGGTTTCTTAGTCTTTGGCTTGTCTTCGGAAGGACTGCTTTTCTGCTTCGGTGGGCCACCTTTTCGACTTTTACTTATGCAGCCAAAGAGGCCGCTTTCTGTACGCAAAAAGAAAAGCCCCGGAAAATCCAGAGGGCTCTTGCCTTTTGCCTTTTTTACTATTGGTATCGCTAAGTTCTTAACGTTCTTGGCCTTGATTGTGGCTCCAAACTCATTCACATTAGCAATAGTGATTATATCTGCAGGTGTGCCCTTCCTGCCCTCTCCTGAGACACCGTAACCCGAAGCTCCCTGTATGCCGATGTGGATTTTCATCCCTGTAAGCTTTCCAATCTCTTGCTTAATTCTTTCAAGTTCTGGACTAATCTCGTCATTGACGGTCATTATGCCCACCTTTGATACTTGTTTATAATTTCTTTAACCTGAGTGCTGATTTCCTTATCAAAAGTCCAGGTCACATCGGATATAGTAAAAGCAGACAAACCGTTAGCTCCATTATTAGCCAGGTTCCATTGTTGCTGCACCATCTGCCAGACAATATACTGTAGGTCATATGGTAGATCAGAAGGGGATTCCTCCGTTGCGTCCTTGGGCAGCACAAACCCTGCTTTGTATGTAACCCGGAGATACTTACGACCAGCTTTTATATCATTAGCAAGGCCGCCCACGTATCCACGCACCGCCCACCCCTCATCCCTATAGATAACACCTATGTTTCCGCTATCACTCGAAGAGTAAGAATTTGCAGGTATGTTATACGCATTTTCAGCATCAACCACAGTTATAACTTCCTTGATCGGATACTGCCCCAGGCATAACTCCTGCGCTCCACTTCCGTAATGACCTTCCGTGTACAGGGTTAAAGCAAACTTTCTACTGGTCATGGTTTCTATATACTCTGACGCCGAATTTACAAGCCTAATAAGGTTATTCTTTACCAGTCGAGGTATGGAAGCATCGTCCGGATCCATGCCGATAAACTCCATCATGTCACTTAGAGTTGTTAGGGCATTTGGTGCCAGCGGTACCGTCGGTGCCTTTATTGCTTCCTGTTCTTCTGCCATAAGGACCGCTCCTCTCCAAGGGAGCATTATCAGCTCCCCCTTTATTCCGGCTGATACCGGATATCATTTTATTTTGGCGCTTTACTTGATCCATCACCTACAAAGGGCTGTTACTTGGATCCCCAAGTACAAGCGCATAGGAGGCGTTAGTCGCCGCAGGAGTGGAGCCACCTGTAAATTTAATACTCGGTGTAATCTTAATAAATTGCTTACAACCAAGCAGATCCAGATTGATAGATAACATATCATTGGACTTTACTGCAATCTTATTTAGTACACCATCTTTCGATGGGTGCTCTTCCATGCCGATCATTGCGTCAGTGACAGGCTTAAACGTTCCGTCTTCGGTATCTGCGTGGGAAATGGCAATAGATAAGTCTGAGGCCGTAGGATTGCCTGTAATGGCCCCCACGGATACCGCTAATACACCAGAAAGGCATCCGATCCGGTCAATGACTGCATTATCGGCCTTTACAACTAGTTTTACATTATCAAATAATTCTCTTTTCATGAGTTGTCCTCCTTACAGAACCTTAATATTTTTACAGTACAAGAAACTTTCCGCATGACGTACCCCGATATCGTCATACATTAGTGCTCTGGTAGCAGCCAAGTTCTCCTCGAAAGCATTATGCTGCACACCATCATCGTCCGTCCAGGTACCGTCAAGTGTGGTATAAGTTTCAAGTCCCATCTGATCACCAATAAGAAGATCAGACCAGTTACCAAAGAAGAGATCTGTAAGTCCTGTACTGGTAGGAATCTGGTTTGATACCTTATAAGGGAATCCTAACAGCTTACCGGTATTCATCTCATCACGATAGATATAGGCACCAGTGGAGGTCTTTAAATTCAGCAGGTAACCTTCTAGCATACTATTGAAGGTCCAGCCAGCCTTAATATCATCAATATTTTTTGCCAAGGCAGTTGACCGTACAAATACCGGAAAGTCTGCGGTAATTTTACCTGAAGCATCGGAAAGATCCAGATTATCAAGCGCCTTGGCATTGATGTTCTGAATGTCTTTATTGTAAGCAACTCCTAACGGCTGAAACTCTCCACCTTTACCATACAAACCGCCATAATCAAGACCAAGCTGCATACGTCGCATCAAGTCATTAGCAAACATATTATCTGCTGAAAAGCTTGTACTCATAAGCAATTCTCTGGTCTGCGGTACAATGGCCTCCAGGCGCTTTGCGGATAACTTGATATTTCCAAACTTCGGAGCAGATGGATTAATCTTTCTTTGCTCCCCACCCCACTGCGCACGGCTACCGGCTGTCATTTTGGGGAGGTTAAGGTTACCGTTGGTAAGAGGTACCGTCTGTGCTCCCAATTCCACGATAACAGTCTTAGGATAAAGCAGTTCAATTACATCATTGGAATACACTTCCGGGATCAAATAACCACCATCAGCAGGACTGGTGACAGACAGAGCTTTGAACTGTCTTTCCATGTCGGTATCTCCATATCGCTTTCTCGCCTGATATGCAGCGTTCTCTGGATCGTGCCTTCCAAAAACGTCCAAGCATTTGATTGCTCGGGCAAGCCTGATCTGAGGTGGAATTTCTTTCTTCTGGTCAGCCATGCTGCCTCCTTTTGAACTCATATAGACAGAGCTGTATTTTCTCTGAGGGGCTTTCTGTGCTCCTCTTGACTGGTTGGCAGACTTGATTTGTCTTGTCTGTGTCCTGCCTTTTCTTCCTTTACTGCGTTTAGCCTCTTCATCTGCAGCATCGTCACCCATAACCTCTGAGACTGCGTCCATGAGGTCCTCAATCACATCATCACCAATCCCGTCTGCTTTGGCAGATTTACGTTTTGCATTTACTGTATCAACAGCGTCCTGAATCACATCTGCAAGATCAATTCCATCATCATCTGACTTGCTATCTTCCGCATGATCCAAAATTGCGTTTACTAGCTCCTCGGCATCATCAGGATCGATATCGTCAGACTTGGCAGATTTGCGCTTTGCATTTGCAAGATCGAGCGCATCGGTCAAGATTGACTCTAAATCGTCATCGTCCTTTCCTTCGGTATCCTCGTCCTCATAATCGTCATCGGATTTCTGTTCATCTATGGCTTCTTTCACAGCAGCCTTGATCATTTCAGAAAGATCATCGGCTCCCATTTTTGTAGACTTTCTGCTTCTCGCTGCCTTACGGCCTAATTTAT